GCGATGATGGCGTCCAGCTTCTGCGGGTGGATGAGCAGCGGGGTGTTGAAGATGCGCGCGGCGAGGTGCGGATATTTCATGGGGTGACGGCCTCCTGGCCGAGCATGGCGAGGGTGTCGTGGTAGGCTGCAGTGGCAGCGGCGTCCGACTGCGCGCCACCGTCTTTGTCGTCTGGGCTGGCGGATTCGGTGTCGTCGCCGGCCGCTTCGGTATCGCGCCGGGCCAGGCCGCTGGGGCGGGTGGCGTCCGGGACGGCAGAGGAAAGGCCCCGCTCTTCTTTCATGGCCTTCTCGATGGCCTGCTGGTCGAGGATCTCTTCGAAGTCCTCGCCCTGTTCGGCGCATTCTTTTTCCAGCGTGGACAGGCCGGCGGCCATGCGCAGGACCACGGCCTGTACTTCCTTGACCGGATCGACCCAACCCTTGCCGCCGAAGATGAAGCGGCAGCGGCAGTAGGCGTAGCGCTTTTCGTAGAAGTCCGGCGCATCGACCAGGCCGGCATTCACGGCCTCTTCCAGCCACAGCTCATAGACGGCCTGCAGCCAGTAGTCGGAAAGCCAGCGGCGGCGGCCGTTGAAGTAGCGCCAGGCTTCGAGCAGCGCAGCGCGGGCGCTGCTGTAATTGGATTTGCTGAAGTCCTTCAGCAGCAGTTCGTAGGGCAGGTTCATGCCGGCGGCGATGTGGCGCAGCGCGGCAAGCATGAAGGCCTCGAAAGCCGGGTTCGGCCGTCCAGGGCTGAAGCTGGACAGGCGGGCGCCGACCGGCAGCGGAATGACCGCCCCGCCCTGCAGCTTGCGGATGCTGCGTGCCTGGCGGACGGATTCGTTCCACGCTTCGCGCGGCTCTTCGCCGAACAGCGCCGCGGCGGCATCCGGGCTGAGGTCTGATTCCAGGAATGCTGCGACCAGGCTGTTGGCCAGGCTGGCCTGCAGCTCGTTGTGGGCGTACTTGCCCGCCATGTGGAATTCGCGCATCACCGCGGAGACGATGGGCTTGCCCCGGCTCTGGCCGGTGCGTTCCTTGTCATGCAGGTGGATGACGCGGCGCCGGCCCCAGGCGGTAAAGGCCGGCACGCGGCTCCAGCGCTGGGCGCGCGCACTGCCCAGGCCGAAGCCGGCGAGCGCATCGCCGGGGTGCTTTTCCAGGATGTGATAGGCGACAGGGGCGCCGTAGTAGTCCTGCTCGATGCCGGCGCGGATGTCGTCGCGGTGCATCATGCTGGTGGGGGTGCTGAGGCGGTTGGCATCGACCATCAGCAGGCGGGTGTTCCAGGCGCTGCCGGCACGCGGCAGCCACAGCGGCAGGGCGAGCGCGTCCCCGTCGAGCATGGCGCCGCCCAGAGCCTGCAGCGTGAGGCCCAGCAGGTTGAGCGTGCGGCCGGCATCGCATTCCGGAGTGGCGGCCCAACTGCGGAAATGCGCCTCGGTGTTGTTGCCCCACTCGCGGGCCTGCTCGCGGGACCAGCCCAGCAGGCGGTAATCGGGGATGGCGGAGAGCTTGAGTACCGAGCCGACGATGTTGTCGCGCATCGTCTGCATGGCGCCGCCCATCAGCCCGTTGTTGCGGGCCAGGTCGCGCGAGCGCGCGGTGAGCGTGTCGAGGTCCGGCAGCAGATCGGCGTCCGCACTGCCGGCCACGGGGTTCCAGTCGGCGGTGGCGAGGTCGTAGCCAGCAGACTGGTGCTGCCCGGCCAGCGCGGCACCGCCCTGCCCTGCCTGGGCGCGGAGTGTGAGATGAGGTTTGCCGGATCGCCGCGCCATGCTCACACCAGATAGATGGGCCGGTGGGCATGGGTGCCCGCACGGGCATCCAGCTCGGCGCAGATGGCGGCGATTTCCTTGCGGATTTCGGCGGTCTGCTGCTCGTAGCGGGCGGAGCGATCGCCCGAGCCCACGGCGGTGGGCTTGGTCAGGCGATCGTGCAGGGACTGCGTAAGGCGGTCACGCAGGGCCTGGAGTTGCTCGATCGTTTGGTGGCTGTAGATTCCCATGCCCGGCAGAGTGCCGGGATGGGGCGGAACTGTTTAGGTGAACTGTTCCTCTTGACTGTTCCGCGTGTTTGTGTATGGAAATGGCGCGGCAATGTTGGTTTTTGCCGATTCATGCTTCCAAAAAATAACGGATTCCATTAATATCTGCTCTATGGAAAAACGCAAAGCCCACTACGATCTGGCCACCATCAAGGCGGTGGTACTCGATCGCGGCCTTGACGCCTTTACCCGTACCGCGGTGCAAGGAATCGACGCGATGGGCCTGAGCGAAGCCGAAGGGCTGGCCGTGGCGCTTGGCCTGCAAGGCAGCATGCTGTTCAAGAGCATGACCACGCACGCCGACCACACGGTATGGCAGGACGTGTATCACGCGCCCTGCCCAAACGGGAAAACCGCCTATATCAAACTGACCCTTCGCGCCGGCGCGGTGGTGATCCAGTTCAAGGAGAAATGACATGGGTGAAATTCGATACTGCCTGCAATGCGATGACGGCACCGTGCTGGAACAAGGCGCCAAAGACATGACCGATCGTGTCGATGGCATCGAGTTCACCGTGCCGCAGGTGCGTGGCTGGCACTGCCCGGTGTGCGGCGAGTGCGAATTCGACGATGGCGAAGGCAAACGGTATAGCGCCGCAATGGCCAATGCGCGCCAAGAAGCCGCCGAGCGGCGCGCCGCCGAATTGCGCGCCATCCGCAAGCGCCTTGGCCTGAAGCAGGCCGAAGCGGGCCGGCTGTTCGGCGGCGGCATCAACGCCTTCTCGGAATACGAGCGCGGCAAGACGCAGCCGCACAAATCCACCGTGCTGCTGCTGCGCCTGCTGGACAAGCACCCGGAACTGCTGAAGGAGCTGAGCTGAAGACTAGATCGGCTGCGCCGGACTGTCCGCCTCTCGTTTGAGCATCGACGGCGGCAGGTACAGCCGGCGGCGACTGGGGTCTGCCGTGCGGTTGTTGTCCTTGCGGCCGCAGCCGAGCTTGCGCAGGATGGCGCCGATGCGGCCGGTGATGGAGGGCGTGAGCTTGTCGGGGGCGATGTCGAGCCAGGCGCCGGCTTCCTGCATCGAGAACGGGGCGGTCTGCTGCTGCACGAACTGCCGCAGTTCGTCTTCGAACGGCTCGGCAGCGTGGAGGTCTTCGTCGGTGATGCCGAGCTCTTCCAACAGATCGACGCCGGTGCGTTGGAAAGTGGCGGCATTGGCCAGGCGCGCCGCGTGAGCGTGACCCAGGCGCAGCGCATTCCCGACGCGCAGCAGGCTGTTGAAACTGCGGCTGGCGGAAACGATGTGGTCGGCGCGGTGGTTGACCGAGGCGGGCAGGCCGGGCACCGGCGCCACGTCGGCGGACGCATCGCGCAGTTCGAAGAAAGCGCGCACCAGCGCCTTCTTGAAGCCGCGCACGATGTCGCTGTTGCGCATGTAGGTGAGTAGCAGCGTGGATTGGGGTTCGTTGAGGAAGGCGATTTCTTGCCGCTGCATTCCGCCTGCCGTTTCAAAGGGTCGCGTTTCAAACGCGACCCTTCCGAACTCGTCGAGGTCGTCCGCATACTTCCGAACCAGGCCGAGCACGTTCTTGTGCTCGACCTCGGTTCCCTCGGCAATGGCAAGGCTGGTGGTCACCAGTTCGCCTGCGCGCTCGATGACGACCTCGGGCATGTGCAGTTCAGGCAGCATGGCGCACCTCGTCTTCACGCTCACCAAGGATGGCGGCGAAGCGCTGTGCATCGGCTTCTGCCAGCGCGTAGTGGTCCATGCGGTGCGCCGCTTGGTAGAGCAGAATCTCGATGAAGCTCCAGAAGCCTACCGCGTAGCCTTTGGCGTCGGAGTCGTCTTCGACCTCGGCCATGTCTTTCGCCACCAGCGCGAGCAGGTTCCCGCCGGCCCAGACCGGGTTTTCCTTCAGGTACTGGATGAAATCGCATGCGTACTGGCGGCCAACGTTGTTGGCATGACGGTAGTCATCTGTTTTCGGCACCGCCCAGAACGAGCGGCGCACTTTGCGCTCGATGCGGACATCGGCAACGAAAGCAAGATCGGTGATGGAGGCGGGACGGGGCGGGAACGTGTGACGTTCTACCAAGGTGCGAGCGGACATGGCCGGGACTCCTACGAAGCGGTTTTGTTTTCCGCCATCCCGACGCCAATCGGGGTGGGCGGAGCCGTGCAGGTTGGCGTACCAGTCGTAGGGCTGGCGGGCCTTGCGGCCCCCCACACGGCCCGCCCATTGAGAGCTGTAGCCATGCTGCGGACGTAAAAAAACCGCGACATGCGGCGGTTTGTCCGCCTACGAAACCGGGACGCCAATCCCGCGTCACTGCCTGTTGAGCAGCGATGGGGCGACTCTCCCACATCGGCATACGATCGTCAATACCTGCCAGAATCCCAGTTGATGCAAACAGTCCACCACCCAACCAGGAAGGATCATGAAAATCACCATCCAGCTTCCCGAAGAGCTACGGGCACGCCTGGGGTACGAAACACCCCCGGCGGCCGATCTGAATACGCCGTTTCCCAGCATCGACGAATATCTCGATGCACATGGCACGCTCACTGACCTGACGGACCAAGTGTTCAGGAACGCAATCGATGGCGGGTACATCACCGAAGAGCGAGCCAGGCGCCTCGCTGAATGGTTCGATCGTCACCCGCTGATAGCGTCGATTTACCCCTACGCCCAGTTGAAACGGGCACTGGAAACGGCAACTTCCGAGAATGGATGGAGCGAAGTTGCTGAGGCCGCGCTGCTGGGGTTTATCGGTCTGTTTTGCCTTCAGCGGGATTTCTATTCAGGCGCCAAACATTTACTGGACGCCCCTACCGAGCTTTTTGGCGACCTGTACATGGAGATGTTCCACGTGCCCGCCGCTCCTATCGATCTTCACAGGCAGACCGTCGAAGTAACCGGCCCATGCGAGAAAGGGACGCATAAGGCCATGATCGAACGGGCTGCCGCAGCCGGAGCGTACTACAACAAACGTGGCCCGTTCTCTCGCCTGTTTGTTGCCAACAGCCACATTGCACAGCGTGTTGTTTCGACGAAGATGCTCATGGCGATATTCGCAGGCATGCGATACGGGCAATCCGTTTTGATCATGCCCGAGGATCATTTTCCCTGCTAGACGCCGCTCACCTTCCTCTCCTATCGAACCCCATCCCCAAAAAAACAGGCGAGTAGGCGCATGGAGGCGAACAAATTGTATCTACAAATAATTCTTGACCGCTTGAATTAACGCATCTACAGTTATTGCATGGGAACACGACTGATCTGGGATGAAGCCAAGCGGGCGGCGAACCTTGCCAAGCATGGGCTGGACTTTGCCGAGGCAGCGGTTGTGCTTGAATCGCGCTACCGGCTGGATGTATCGGTGGTGCGCAAGGGTGAAGCCCGAATCCAGTCGTTTTCCTACGTGATGAACCGGCTTGCGGTGCTGACGGTGGTGCATCTGGCGCGCGAGGGCGCGACCCGCATCATCAGTTTCCGCCCGGCCAGCGAAGTGGAATCGGAGGCTTACCATGACTGGCTCAGCAAAGAAGACGACTGAACGCGAAGCCATCCTCAAGGCGATGGAAACACCGCCGCCCGGCGGCTATTTCGAGTGGGATGGCAAGGACGAGGACGAGCGCCCGGCCACGGCGCAGGAAATGCAGGCGGGCATCCAGGCCGAGCGCAAGGCGCGCGGCCGCCCGGCGGGCAGCGGCACCAAGGAGCAGGTTGCCATTCGTTTCGACAGCGACGTGCTGGCCGCTTTCCGCGCCAGCGGGCCGGGCTGGCAGACGCGGATGAATGCCGCTCTGCGCGAGTGGGTGAAGTCGCACCCAGTGCCGTAGGCACTCACACTACCGCCACCTTCCGCACCCACCGCACGCTCACCCCGAACTCCCGGGCCAGCACTGCCGCGTTCCGGCCGGTGAAGCGCGCCCGGATCTCCGCAATCACCCGCTGCCGGTCTTTCAGCCGCCGGCGCGGCACGTAGATGCTCTCTCCGCCCAGGCGCAGCATGATGCGCTCGACGAACATGGCGGCAACGTCTTCGCTGGCGGAGATGCCGAAGGAGCGGGCCACGGCGCGGGCTTCGTCTTCGATGACGGCGATGGGGTCGTCGTCGATGTCGTGTTCGTCCATGGCGGGCCTCAGTACAGGGGGATGGGGGCGAAGATGTCCTCGCCCGGTTCATTGGCCGGCAACGCAGCCGGCGGGGCGGGCGGGACGAAGGACTGCGCGCATACAGGCTCTACGGGTTCCTGCGCTGCCGGCTCAGGCGAAGGAACTGGAGCACTGAAAAGGTCCGGCGCCAGCGCATCCCGCCATTTCTGCCAGGTGCTGGCGGGCGTGGTGTGGTAGCCCATGGCCTGGGCCAGGAACAGCACGATGACGGTGCAGTCCAGGACCTCGTTGCGGTGCCCGCTGGGGCACACCCAGCGGTCGGCCCAGCCGTGGGCCATGCGGACCTTGATGCGGTGTTCGGCGGTGAGCTGGTCGAACCACTCGGGCGGCAGGTGGCGGTTGAGGTGGATGTAGCCGGGGCCGGGTTGCTTGACCTGGTCGAGCCGGCCGTGGAGCAGGTCCTTGGCGGTATCCACGCAGATGCGCCACAGCTTGACGCCGCGCTTCAGGGTTTTGCCAAAGGCGTTCACGTCCACCCAGCTCGGCTTCATCTTGATGGGGGCGCCCAGGGCCTGGTCGCCCTTGGTGGCGAACACCTTGCGGGCGTTCATGGCGCGGCAGTAGGTATATGCCTGATGCGTCCAGTTCGTGCCGCCGGTGTCGATGCCGCCGGCGTCGATGGGCATGGCGTGCCCGTTGATGTGGCGGTAGGTAGCCTCGATGACGGGGTTGAGTTTTTCGAACCATTCCTGCTGCTGGGCCGGGTTGCCGTAGATGACGCGGTAGTCGATGGGCCACATTTCCTCGCCCTCGCCGATGGCCCAGGCGACAGCCTCCCAGCGGTCTTGCTGGGTATCGATGCCGAGCAGGATCTTGCAGGCACCCGCGGGCACGAGCTGCAGCGGGATGTCCAAGTCGCGCTGGGCGCGTTCACGCAGCAGGCTGGCGTCGGTGTGGTCGTATTCTTCTTCCCAGACGTCGGCGAGGGTTTCGTTCTTGAAGCCCTGCATGGGGCCGCTGTCGCCCAGCTTCTGCGCTTTGCGGGCTTCGAGGAATTCGCGCACGATGTCCGGCCAGGCACGCTGCGGGCTGTAAGCCGTCCAGACCTTGACGAAGGCGACATGGCGCGGCGGCTTGCGCGGGGCGCCGTGGCTGTCCGTCCAGACCTTGGCGATGTGGTCGTAGATGTAGTCGCCGCAGCGGCTGACCCAGCGCCCGGCTTCCCAGATCGACAGGTAGTCGGCCTGGGTGATGGCTTCGTTGCAGTGGGGGCAGACGTGGCGGACGGTGGCGGGGTCGGCGTTGTCCCACTTGAAGCCGTAACGGACATCGGCGCCGCCCCACATGAGGGGGTGGTCGGCACCGCAGTAGGGGCAGTCGATGCGGAACTCCATGACCGCGTCCGCCGCCTGCACGCGCCGGCGGACGTGGCTGGTGAATTTATGGCGCGGCGTGGTGCCGAGGATCAACTTGGGGAACGGCGCGCCTTCCAGGCGCCCCTTGGCGCCGGTGACCGGGTCGATGGTTTTTTCCACCACCTGGTCCATGGCGTCGACTTCGTCGAGGATGCCCACCGCAATGGTGATGCGGCGGAAGCTGCGGGCGGCCTTGGCGCCGAGGTAGTGCTGCACGCTGCCACGGAAGCGCTTGAACTTGATGGTGTCGTCGTCGCGGCCAAGGCGGCGGACAGGGTCGAGAGCACGGCAGATATCGAAGGACGGAGTGATTTCCGACTTGACGAAGCTGTCGCGGTCGTCGTCGGTAGGCTGCCAGATGGCGAGCTTGCGGCGGCGGTGGGCGGCGTTGTATTCGGCGAAGCCGACTATGGTCTTGGTATAGCCAACCCGCTTGGCCTTCTCGACATTGACTTCCTCGATGTCGTCGTTCGAGAACGCATCCATCCAGCCGATCTGGAACGGCCACGGCACGAACAGACCGCGCTGGTGACTCGATTCTTCGTCCAGGTCGAAGTGTTCCGCCGCCCAGGTGCTGTAGGGCACGGGCGGGTCCGCCTTGAGCGGGCGCAGGCCGGCTTCGATGGCACGCTTCAGGGCTTCGACGGTTTCGGTGGGCAGACGGGTAGTCATGGTCAGTCCCCTTCTACGGAGGCATCGGGCGTTTCGTCTTCCTGGATATCGAACGGGTCCAGGGCATCGGCGATCAGCGATGCCGTCTTGCGGACCATTTCGTTCCGCGCCCGAGCGACCTCGGTCATGACCAGGTCACGGACGGGCTGAGGCAGGTCGGGGCAGACGCGATTGATCCCAGCGGGGATCTGGTCGAAGTGGTCGACGGCGGACTGGGATGCGTTCGACAGCACGTCAGCCAGGACATCGATGGGGGCATAGGTGCCACGCGCGACGGCGTTCTTGATGTCCTGCCCCTCACGCTGCGACCGTGCCAGCAAGGCGCGTTCGGTCGGCAGGTCGATGGAGCCGTCGGCCGCAGCCCGGCCAGCAGCCTCTTCCCGCAGCTTCCGCAAGTAGCGGATGCGGATATCGCCCAGGGGCACCTGCTTGTGGTCCAGGCCGAACTCGGTCAGCAGCTCGCGCAACCTGCGATCGCTGATGTCGAGGTGCGCGGCGATTTCTGCCTGGGTGGGGGCGCGTTCGACCCGCCCCGCCTCATCCCGCAGATGCCGTACATACGCGTGCACAAGCGGCGCTAGGTTGTAGGCGTTCTTGTCGACACGCGGGATGACGCCCCGATCCACGAGCCGTCTCAGCTCGCCCGGCGTGAGATCCAGCAGCCGGGCGGCGGTGTCGTGGTTGAGATGGCCGGACATGGCGGATTAGCGCCCGCCCTTCGCGGCTGCACGGTCCAGTCTCTCGGCCGCTCTTGCGGCGGCCTTCGCGGCAGCCTCGGCCATCACCACGCGCCGCTTTTCAGCGCGGTCCAGGCGCTCGATTTCAGCGACCAGCAGCGCAGCGGCCTTCACCATGTTGCGGCGCGGCTCGCCCGGTTTCCACCATTCCGCCGCGAAGGGCCATTGCTGCGGGCAGCCATCCTGCGAGACGGAGCCATACAGGGCATAGCAGGCAGCGGCAGCAGGGAGTTCGCCGCCACGGTACGTGTCATCGTGCGCCGGCGCCCACCCCTCGATGGCGACCTGGCGCTCGCGCTCGGTGATCACATCCTCGATCGCGGCAACGCCACGGCGACGCTTGATCGCTGGAGCAGAGGACGGCGCTTTCTCCACGCCGGCGCCCTCGCCCGCCGGCGGCGGCGCCCCACCGTCCGACAGGGACGCCAGAGCATCCGCGCCGATGCCGAGCGTATCGAGGTCGAAACCATCATCCTTCAGCAGCGCCAGTTGCTGGGCCAGGACAGTTTCGTCCCACTCCCCGTTCCGGCCGATCTGATTGTCGGCAATGATGTACGCGCGCTTCTGCGCATCGTTCAGGCCCGTGCGGCGCAGGCACGGGACGGTTTTCATGCCCGCGCGAATCGCCGCCAGCCGGCGCCCGTGACCCGCCAGGACCACGTCGTTTTCATCGATGACGATCACGCCGTTGAAGCCGAACTGTTCGAAGCTGGCCACCAACTGAGTGATCTGGCCATCGCCATGCTTCATGCTGTTGTCCGGATGCGGCGTGAGCGCCTCGGGATCGATGTGTTCAATGATGTCGTGCTGAGTGTTCTGCTGAGTGTTCAAAACCGGAANNAAGAACGAGGATCGAATTACCCGCGGCGGGACCGCCCGGGAAGGACCCACGATTACCCGCCCGAGTCGAAAGCCTCCCGGAAGAGTCGAGGGAAGTTGTCCGCGGCGACACGCTGGCCGAGGCCGTAGAAGTCGAAGCGGGGCTTGTATGCTGCCGAGGGGACGAAGATCATGACCGGCTCGATGCGACTGCCCAGCGCGTAGTGGGTGCGACGGTAGATGCCCGGCTGCATCGCATGGCTGCCAGTTGCACCACTGGCCCGCACGAACGAACGCCGATCACCGGGACGTACCGCAAAGTATTCCCAGCCGGCCTTCTTCCGCGTCCCCCTGCGCCGCTTCTCCCGTCCGGCAAACCCCATGTTCTGAGTTGAGCCCGCCACCTGCTCGGCAGCGTCGAACCATGTCAGGATTTGTCGAATCTCCCCCGGGCTGTGGTTGCCGAAAGCATCAAGCTTGGCGCGCTGACCAGGCACGGCCATCCAGCCAGCCGGCAACACACCAACTGCCTGCAGCGCCACCTCGAACGCCTTCTGCCGCCGCTGGCCGCCGCCGATCTGTGTATTCAGATAGTTGTCCGCACGAGGCTCCCTAACCAGGAGTTCAGCCGTAATAGTGCTGCCCGGCGCCGATTGCCACCTAAGCCCCGTCTGCCTGTCCGGGTTCGTTTTATCGCTGTAGAGAGCGATGCGCAGGTCTTTTCCGCCCAACCTGACCCGGAAAGCGTTGAGCGTCCAGCGCGTGGGCCGATCGAACACGCGCTCCATCTCCGCACGCTCTTCCGCCATCAGCACGCGGGCCGTTCGAAGCACGGCGCGCTGCGCGGCCACCTCGATGCGCTGCCGG